GTGCCATATTATTGAATTATCCTCTATGAGTTTTCTGTATTTGAAGTTGATGAATCTGAGCCGGAGGGTTTATCACTTATACCCTCGCCAGCTGTTTTCATACCATCACCAGAACGGGATGTTGCTTCTGGGAATTGTTTTTCAAATTCTTCATCTGACATTGAAAGGATATCTTTATAACCTTCAAAACCAGATCGTTTGATTATCTGAGAAACTATATCTTTATTCTTAGGTAGATAACCAATAGAACCAATTCGTTGAACCATCTTGGAAAATTCATCTAAATCTTCTTCATCTAAATCTTCATATACGAATTTACAGAATTCGGTATCTTCCCATCCATTTTGTTTATAGGTTTGTGGGATAAGATCATTATTTAGAACATCAGCAATTTCTTTTAACCTTGCTTCAATGTTCATTGCAACGATATTTGTTTTAGCACCAGCTAATGAAAAACTACCATGAGAATCTTGACCAAGTTTTAAGATATCAGCAAACAATGCTGTCAACATTTTATCGTCAAAACGTTTTATAATTTTATCAGTATCATATTGCTTACCACCTTGAACTGACATCAAATCAAATTCAATAATCTTCTTACCTTGCTCATTATACATAAGAGGGTAAATAAGACCGGATTGCTCATTATTTGAAATATTATTAATTACTTTTTTATAATATTCATAAATGGCTTTATCAGCATCCGTAGCATCTGGTGACATATATTTAGGATGAAGCCCCAATACAGGCATCCCAGTTAAATCACGGGTGATTCCAATAGCCTCTGATTCTTCAATAATTGTTTTAAATTTATAAGGTATATAGCATGCTTTCAATGGACTACAACCAAGAGGGTTTCCACGTTTTGCGTTATACCTGAATAACATAAATTTATTACGTTTAATTTTTAAACCTTTTGGTTCTTTATCTGGGGAATTAAAGAAGAAGTCAAATCGTCCATCTTGTTCTATTCTTGATAAATCTTGATAAACGTGAGTTAATTCTCTTCCATCTTTAGACCATCCCCACTTTTCTATTGTATCTTGTGAACGAATAGCTAATTTACGCCAACCAATAAGATTGTCAGAGTATTTACTTCCTTTTGAGGGTGTACGTCTGCGATAGACTTTTTCCATCACACAGAAGCCATATAGGAGATATGAGAGGACTTCTTTAATGAACTCTTCCCAGCTCAGTTCCATATCGTTTTGACATTGCTTAATGAAAGCACATTTTTCTAATTGAGCTTCTGTTGCGTTTTCTGGAGGTTTAACATCCCATTTAACTTTTGAAATCATCATTTCTATGAGGTTGATACCAGCATAAATCATCGGATCATGATACATTGTTTTATAAGTATTAACTACATGAGGCCATTTAAGTTCTGACCGAATTTCTTCTTCTACATAACCATCTCTATGAGATAATCCCGTAGTACCAACCTCCCCAAGCCTCATCGGTGGTATCTCTCCATCACCTTGAGAAAGGTTTAATTTTTCTTTTTCCAAAATGGACTCCTTGGAGATTACTGGTTATAAATATTGAAAGGATTTGATTGTTTTAGTTCAGGCAAAGAAAAGTCTGGGATAACATCTTCTTTAGAAAGATAATTAAAAACAGTTGCTCCAGCATCTGGGATATCATCACGCCTTGTACGTGTAGAACGAGCATCAATGAAACTTTCATTCTCTTTGTGGAACTGTTCAATATCTTCTTTACTTTCAAATCCTGATTCTACAATAAAAACCAAACCATTCTGACAAGCAACTGAGAAAGGTTCATATCTTAATAATTTGGACTTGTTATTTGGCATTGGATCTGGTTTACAGATAATACCTTCTTTTGTAGATTTCTTTGCAAATTCTTGATATTGGAATTTACCAGCTGCCCCTACATCTTGCGGCATTACTGTCGTACAATCCCTCCCATCATTTTTTGCAATTTTCATGATTTTTGTATCACGGACACCCAGCATTTCTCTGAAACGTTCCATACCACAAATGTAATATAAACCGTCGGGGGATTTAGCCATTTTAACACCGACTGTGTAATCTGGGTCATATCCTCTTGATGGATCAGGTACTCCTCCAGCTGTGTCCCAACCTCTCGCATACACAGATCCGACTGGTACATGTGTGGATTTTCTTATCCAATCCCGATTATAATATAAACCACTATCCTCTAACTTTTTCCAACAACCTAGTAATAATTGATTACGTTTTGCTTCAGGCATAGAATCTAGGACATCAAAATAATCTGGATCTAATTCTTGAAGAACTTTGTTTTGCTCTAGTGTTGCGGGGACATAAGTGTAAGTTTGAGGTTTTTTACCATACTTATCAAATAATTCTTGCTTGTCCCAAGATGAGTGTGTTTCCCCATTAATAATTACAAAATATCTTGTTTTACCAGCAAGACCTTTATCTGGAAATCCTGAATCATCTGATAATAAGAAAGGTTTTATCCATTCATACATCCAATGATCTGCATCTGGGTTTAATGTGAAGCGCATACCTTTTGGTGTTTTAGCCCGCGATCTATTTCTTGATCTTAATACATCAAAAGAATATTGTGAGTGCATCTGAAGTTCATCAATATAAACTTTAGCTAACTCTGAACCATAATAAGCATCAGCATCCTTTTCATGCTGGAGATATGAGAATATTGATTTAGCACCACTTGGGAAAGTAATAACTCTATCTTTCTCAGCTATGTGAGCTTTACCATATGGTTTTCCATTTTCATCAAATAGATATTCTTGATACATCTTTTTAGCTTCAGGCCATAAGTTTGTATCTAGCTCTTTTGTAGTTTTTCTGAAAAATACTGAGAGATAATCGGGGTCATGAATACCATAAAGATTGTCTACGAGAATTGACCAAGTTTTGCCCCCGCCAGCGCCTCCACCAAAGAAAACTATCCTTATTGGGTCACTGTCCTCAGTACCATTGCAATCAAGAAACTGTTGTTGATGTGGTTGAGGATCTAGTAACATACTTTATCCTTTTTTAACTTGAGTCCATTTACCTGAGAAAACTTTTTGCAATCTTGAGAAGCCTTTACGTCTATCGAAAGAATCTTCACTAATACCAAAAGTTCCTGCATAAGCAATCAACTTCTCTTTAGCTTCTTTTTCATTTTCAGAATCTGCAAGGAAAGTTTTTACATAAGCCCAATCAGGGGCTACTATTTGTTCTTCTTGAGGACTTTCATCAACCTCTTGTTCAAAGCTTTCTTCTTTAGCTTCTGGATCTTCTTCCTGAGCTTCCTCTTCTTTAACTTGAGGAACGTTCTGATCTTCTTTTTCTTCTTCTTGAGATTTTTCAGAATCGTCCTCAGAAGTGATCTCACTACCCACTGGAATATATGCAAGGTTATAATTACCGACACCGACCAAATAAGAATCATCTGGTAGTATCTCACACCCTTCCTCTTTTAGTTCTAATATACGATTTACAACTTCTGTAAAACCATATAAATATTCAACTTTAACATTATTACTCATTTACTTTTCCTCCTGATTAACAGACCAATAGTACATTACCTAAACGGTTGTTTGATGGTCCTGTTAAGGGGTATCCATCATCATAATCATTGTTATAACCGATTATTTCAGGTATGTAATAAGATTTAACCAATTGTGTAGTATCAGAAATATCTAAGACTAGATTCAAAGGACCATCTTTATAAAAATCTGCTGGGTTATTAATTGTTGAATATGTTTCATCACCTATATTAATGACAATCTCAACAAAATTATCTAAACCATTTTCTCCGAATTCCCCTTCAAAAGTGAACTCAAAATTGACTTTTATATCTGATCCTTTGATAATTTTATTATTCAACATTTGTTACCCTTATTTGTTTCTAAAAATATCTTTCTTAGTAATATTTGAAACCTGTAGTTCCTGTGCTCCCGCGATACGTTCACCTGACTCACCTGTTTCTGTGCATTTGCACCAACCAAGTCTAATATACTCATCACCCAGAAGTGATGAAAATACATCACCAAACTCACGTTTAATAGCACCATCTAAGAAGCCATTTTCTTCTACTACTTCAACTCTCCGCATACCCATTATGAAGGATCTCCTATCTCATGATCGAATGCACCAACTGATACCGTTCCACCACTTGTTAAAGCCTGAGAGGTACATGTGGTAACTAATTTTAACGTATCAACACCATTACTAATAGCTACATGAGTAGCTGTACCAGTTTGTGTAATACTACTATCTGTAGTTCCTGCTTGTGTATTTTTACGGCCTGAAACATCACCATTGGCTTTAGTGTATGTACCTACGGGGTCTGAAGCTAATTCAACTGCCGCGATCCCAGCATAGTTTGCTGGTTCAGCTGAAGTTACATGAAGAGTAGTTCCTTCTGCTTGATCTAGCATTAAATCCAGAATTGCATCTGGTATAACTTTTGCCATTATTTTAATCTCCGAATTTAATGGTTATTATATCTACATCGTAAACTGCTTCTGTAGACGTATCTTTTGAAAATGTTATTAGATAGGATTCTAGTTCAGGGATAGTCCCAAATACTATGAAGCCTAACCGTGTTGTTTGACTTATTTCATCAACAACTAATACAGAATTTTGTAATAGTTCACTATTATCTATAATATTCTGATTAGATAAATCAAATAGATTTAAAGTGGATGTTTGTTCTGTTACCAAAGAATCATCTAAAGATTGATTACTTGACGTATTAATTACATCTAATAAGAAATCTACTATTAAAGAAGTATTTTCTAAGATATTATTATTAGATAAATCCTGAATATTTAAAATTGACTTTTGTATAATCTCAGGAG